AATGAAAGAGTTTGTTAGTAAGATTCATGGTATGCAGGCTTCTGGTATTTCTAGTATTGCTGTTGGTGCTCAAGCTGAACAGTTCGCTAGGGAAGCTGCTCCGGTTGAGGCTGGTGCTATGGATCATGCTAATGCTGCTGCGTTGATTATGCAGGCTGCTGGTATTGGAGGTCGTTAATGACAATTATTGATTTGAATGATGGTCGTGTTAAAACAACAGATGATAAAGTACTAGAAAACAAAGATTTTGGCATAATTAGCCGAGGTAACCCTCGATTCTTTAGATTTGGACCACCTTTACAACTTGAAAGTTGGGCTGAAAATTCTTTAGTTGGAAAATTTTATACTGATTTATATAACCAAATTAAACAAGACATTACGCCTGTAGCTAATGAAGCAAATATGCTTGATGATTTGTTGCAGGCTATTGAGGCAGAACGTTCAAGGCGAATAGATCCAATACTTGCCAGAGAATCTAAAGAAGAATTAATACCTGATTTAGCCAGAGGGCAAGATTTAATGCCTTTGTTAGATATAGCTAAAAAGTTAAATTTTGACGCTCCACCTTTAGAAGACGCTACAAAATTAGTAAGAGAAGGTGGCATTGACTCATTACTTAATGATCTTGAAAGCCAAGCCACAAACAGTCTTACCACTATTTTGCAAGAAAATGAAGATTTAATACAAAAATGGGAAGGGCTAAATCAAAGCGAAGATCCTGAATTAGCAAGATCAGTTTTGTACGAACTTGACCCTAAAGAATTTCAACGAGTAGCAGTAAACACTGAAAGAGTAAAATGGAGCAGCCCTGGAGGAGCTGAACACGAAGGCGATACTCAAACGTCTGATCAGGCTTTTCGGCTTTATAGACCGTATCCGACAGGGTTGAGTGGCTATTGGGAAAGTGTGTTAGGGGTTGAACCTATTACTGAAAGTAACGTTAGGTCAGTGTTGTCTGGATACAACGTTTATGACATGAAAGCTCAAGAAGAACGCCAACGACGAATTGAAGCTAGAGATGCTGCTGAAGCAGCCGAAATAGAGAGATTACAAAGTGGCTTTACTCAATCGCAGTTGCGTGATCCTGGCACAGTTCCTGAAACTGAAGTTACGGAAACAGTTAATCCTAACGTTTCTGTTTCTCCTGAAGCTGACCCTATCTTTGGTGTTTCAGGCATAAGCAATGTGCCTCCTCCAGATTATATTGACCCTATCTTTGGTGATTTCGGAGCGCAAGCTGATACGGTCACTGTTCAACAACAAACTGAAGAAACACAACAACAACAAGAACAACAACAACAGACTTCTACTGGTTCTACTGCTGCTCAAATAATGGCTGAACGAGAAGCAGACCGAGATGAAGTATACGCACTACTCCAAGAACAATTCGGAGGAGCAAGCTATTTCTTCAGAGATCAAGCAACAAACATGCGTATTGGTGTAACAGCAGACGGAACTATTGTCAGCTACGACGACGAGTCAAGAGAAAGAACAATTCCGTTAATGCAATATATTGTTGATAACGGTATAACCAGCATGACCAGAGTCAAAGGACTCCTACAAAAAACAGAATGGTGGCAAACAACCGACGTAGCCCGGCGAACATACGATGTCATGTGGGGCGAAATGAGCGACCCAGAACGAAAAGAGTTTCTAGAGCCAACAACAGACGCACTAACCAAAGAAGCACAATTCCTAGGATTTGACTTAACAGAAGAAGATGCGTTTACGTTAGCGCAGACACTAGCACAAAACGGTGATAGTGAAGATACAGAAGCTATCCGTGAAATGATTATCGGACAGTTAGCTAACTACGAAATAACCAATGAGTTCTCTGATTTCTCAGCAGGTCGAGATGCGTTAGAACAGTTAGCGTACAAATACTATGTGCCACAGACAGAAGAAACAGCTCAAGATTGGGCTGAGAAGATTTACACTGGGGAAGCTACGCAAACAGAGTATGAGCAGTATTTGAAAGCTACTGCGGTTTCTAGGTTCCCGACGTTAGATAAAGTTATTAATCAAATGGGTATTACACCGGATCAGTATTTCTCACCGTACAAGTATCAGATTGAGCAGATGCTTGGTAGGCAGGTGGATATGTTGGATGAGTTCTCTGATGTTATTGAGTACATTCCTGATGCTGGTACTAATGCTAGACCGATGACTCTTTCTGAGGTTCGGAACTTTGTTCGTGCGCTTCCTGAGTGGCAACAGACTGATGATGCTAAGGACCAGGCGAGGGCGTTGTCGTTTTCTATTGGTCAAACGTTTGGGGAGGTAGCGTAATGGGTTTTGGAGATACAAGAGGGATTGGTGAATCACGGAAATTAGATCCGAATAATCCTAATGCAATGCCTACAAGACCATTACCTGACGGTTTTCCTAATTTAAATGACTTAGACCCTAATCCTCCAGACGACGCTTTTACAGGTGATGCAGAACCAATGCCAATGCCAATTCCGGTTAGACCAACTCCACCGGATACACCAACTTCACCGGATACACCAACTCCACCGGATACACCAACTCCACCTGCAAGCGATCCGGTAACTGTTGTAGACGATGACGCTGTTATGCAAGCGCAAGAAACCCAAGACGACAGAGATGCACTAACAATCATCAAAGACACACTAGCCACCTATGGCTTAGAAGGATTAGCAGCAGACGCTTACCGTTTCCTAATGGAAGGCGCATCAACAGACAGCGTAATGATCCAACTTAAAGAAACAGAACAATTTCAAGAACGTTTTAAAGGACTAGAACTACGCAGACAACAAGGACTGCCAGCTATCAGCCCAGCAGAATACATACGACTAGAACGAGACTACCGTCAAACAATGGCAGCAGCAGGACTACCAGAAGGCTTCTACGACAACCCAGACGACTTCGCAGAGTTTATAGGCAACGATGTGTCCCCTGCCGAAATGACACAACGAGTCTCAATGGCAACAACAGCAGTATCCAACGTCAACCCTGAACTTAAAAACCAGTTGCGTGAAATGTACGGCATAGGCGTAGAAAACGACGGAGAACTTATAGCGTACTTTTTAGACCCTGACAGAGGCGTAAACGTCATAGAACAACGCTTACAAATGGAATCTGCTGGCTTATCAGCAGCAGCCGTACAAGCCACAGGCCAGGGAATAGGTAGTGGTGTCGCTCGACAATTAGCCGGGCAGAACGTACAACAACGTGAAATATCACAGCGTTTAGGTCAACAAGCAGGTCTAACACAACAAGTATTCGGTGAGCAGAATGCTGTAACATCAACAGAGTTAGCAGCAGCGTCGTTTGGTTTAGACTCAGAATCTACAGCTCAAGTGCGTAGATTAAGGCAACGTAGACAAGCAGCCTCTCAGCAAAGAACTGGTGGTTTGGTGACCGGAATGGGCGCTACTGGTCTTGGATCAGCACAAAATTATTAGGTTATAGACTTAAACCTTCAATTTGCCTATATTTAGTTATGTGATCTGCCCCATTAAGAGGGTGAGCCGTTCACAACAAATTAAACTCCGCTAGCATTCCACCGTTGTTAGCGTGTATGAGAAGGTGAGTGACATAATGGAAACAGAGTCTACTGAAACAGAAGAAGTTTCAAGTACCGAATCCAAACCGAATTGGCGTAGAGAACTCGAAGCGAAAGCCAAGAGAGCTGATGAGCTTGAAGCCCAAATTCAACAGATGCAACGCAAAGAAGTGTTTCGTGATGCTGGCTTAGATCCATCTAATAAGATGACTGAGTATTTCATGAAAGGCTACGAAGGCGAGCTAAGTGTTGAAGCGATACAGGCTGAAGCTCAAAGCGCAGGTTTATCAAATGTGGTAAGCCAGGCGAATACGTCAATGGTAGAGCAACAGGCGCAGTTTGCAGAGCAAGTTGAAGCGGAGCGTAGAATCGCTGAGGCAAGTGATGATGCTGGTCCTGTGGCAGATCCTCAATTTGAGAGTTTAATTAGACAAACTAAAAATGTTGATGAATTACGACAGTTGTGGGAAGCCAATGGCGGTACTTTTAACGCAATGACGTGAGGTAGGCTCCAAATTTAATTGGAGATAGCCTAATGGCAATAACACAAATGAGTTCGCTGAACTCCGCTGGTAATGCAGCGTTTGAACAGCTCGCTTACTTTGCGTTGCGATCACAACCTCTTTTCGAGATGGTTTGCGATGTGAAAACCACAAACCAATCGCACGCTGGAGCAAGCGTTAAGTTCACAAAGTACAGCGATTTATCACAAGCTACTTCAGCAATTTCTGAAACTTCTGACCTCACACCATCAACAATGGGTGATGCACAAGTTACAGTAACACTTGCTGAGTACGGTAATACAATACAAACCACCGCTAAAGCACGTGGAACCAGCTTCTTAAACATAGACGCTGACGCTGCAAACATTATCGGTTACAACATGGGTGACAGCCTTGATAAGATTGTTCACGACGTAGTAACTGAAGGCAGCAACGTACTATTCGGTGGCGATGCTACAGCTACAGGAGAACTAGCAGCAGGTGACGTTATCACCGCTGATCTTATCCGCAAAGCTGTTGCTAACCTACGAGCTGCTTCTGCACCTGCATTCAATGGCAACGTTTACGTTGGATTTATCCACCCTGACGTTTCTTTTGATCTACGTAAAGCTACAGCCGTAACTGACGTTATCCAACACCAAATCCGCCAAGATGGAGCTGCTGTCCGAAATGGTAGCATCGGTACATTCGGTGGAGTTGACTTTATCGAAACACCAAGAATCACGCTAACCGCTGACGCTGGTGCTTCCAATGTTGACGAATACAAAACTGTAATAGTTGGTAAACAAGCTCTAGCAAAAGCGCACAGCGCTGCTGCTGGTTTCGGTGCTGACCCAAGCATCGTATTCGGTCCTGTAACCGACAGCTTGCGCCGATTCAACACAGTTGGTTGGTATCACCTTGTAGGATACGGAAGATTCCGTGAGGAATGTATCCGAAGGATTGAAACATCATCCTCAATAGGCGCTAACTAATAGCCCCTAACTAGATAGCAGGGTAGGCTGACCGTACTGGGAGGTTAGCCTACCCTCTATCTTTCTTTATTTGGTTGAATTATTATTGTGAATTATGGAAGATGAACAAGTAGATGTAGTTATAGCTGCTGAGACAATAAAAGCCAGCGTTGTAACTGACGAGGAGAACGCTGATGGCTAGTGGTCTTTATGGAATAACTTTTCTTAACGCTTTGAAAAATACTCTTGCGTTAGACCTGGACAGTGACACGATCAAGATTATGTTGGTTACGTCGTCGTACACCCCTGATTTTGGGGCGCATGACTTTAAAGCCGATGTATCTAACGAAGTTTCTGGGACAGGGTACACTTCAGGTGGTAACACGCTAAGTAGTTTGTCTTTAACGCAGACAGGTGGCACAATCAAATTTGATGCTGCTGACACATCATGGTCTTCTGCA